TGCGCGGCGTAGCCGGAGTTCTCCACAGTCTGGTTGAGGGCCGAGTTGATGTCCGTCAGGACTTCCTGTGGGGTCTTCTTGGCCCAGGTCGTCGAACCCGAGGCCCCCGCGGGGACCACAGTGGACGGCGCGTTGGGGTTGTTGACCAGCGCGGCGCCACCCAGGAACCCGGCGTAGACGACGAAGTCCAGCGCCTTCACCCAATTGGTCTCCACGCTGTTCTCGTACAGTTCCTGGAGCGAGAACGGGGGTGCCTGCCCTGTGCGGGTGGCGAACTCCATCCTCTGCAGGTCCACCCAGGTGATGGTGATGCCCATCGCCCAGATGTACGTGTTCCAGATGCCCTTCTGGATGTCGGCCTGCGCCTCGGGCAGCTCGGTGTTGTTCGTGCCCTGCAAACCGTAGAACTGCGTGCCCGTGGTGCCGTAGTTGCTGGCCCACGCGCTGAGAAACTGCGGGAAACCACCGCCGGTGTCGACCGTGATGTCGCGGGGGTGGGTTACGGCCTGAAGCGGTTCGACCAGGTCGGTGTCGATGAGCTCAAGTTGGCTCTGGAGGAACGCCATGCCGCTGGCGCCCGCCGCATCAAATGCCTGCGCGCGGCGTCCAGCGTCGGGGTATCCACCGTAGGAGCCACGAGTTGGGTCATGCATTCTGCGTGTCATGGTTCTAGGTTCTCCTCGTGTCTGGTTAGGCCGCGTTGCGGACCTTGATGGTGATTTCGAGCATGTTGTTGGAGTCGACGTAGCCGGTGCGAGCCCCGACGTTGGGCAGGGCGACCAGGTTGCTGAGCGTCATGAGGTTGCCGGAAACGAAGGCGGACGTCAGGTTGGTGTTGAGGGTGATGCTGGTGTTGGCCGCCAGGCTGGCCACGTAGGCCCCGGCCGGGATGCCCAGACCAGAAACCACCTGGCCCACCTGCACGTTGGTCGTGCTGGCAACGCCAATCACGGCCTGGCCCTCGGCGGCGCTAGCGCTGGACGCCAGCGTGAACAGGTCCGTGGCCGCGGGGTTGGTCTCCCAGTCGCCGATGGACGTGCCGGGGACGTTCGACAGGTTCTGGACGACGCGGGTGTAGACCTGGCTGCCGGCCACCGGCGATCCGGCTGTCAGCAGCACCGTGCCCGAACCGCGCTCCAGCACCTCGGACATCGTGCCTGGGGCGTAGTAGCCCACCTGCAAGGTGCCCGGCGTCTGACCGGCCGGGTAGGCGAGCTGCGTCTGCACCTCACGCACGGCCATGCCGGCCCACTGCGACGCGAGCAGGGCGATGTTCGCGATCGCAGCGTTGATGAAGTCCGCCACGGAGGCGTAGTACCCGCCAGAGTTGTTCTCGATCAACACGGCCGGGTCGCCGAAGTTGAGGTTGTAGGTGCCTGTGGCACTCTGCTGCACGAGCTCGCGCGCGGTGATAACGCGATCGCCCACACGGCTAACCGTACCTGGGAACCCCAGGTTCGGACCGGTGACTGGAATTACCTGGCCGAAACTGACGGCTGTCGGCATGGTTATTTCCCTCCTGCGACACGGGCCTGGTCGTAGTAGGCCTGCATCTTCTGGTTGCGGTCCGGCTGACTCGCGTCCGCCGCGCGGTTACGGTTGGGGTTGGGGTCGTTACCCACGTCGCGGGCGCGCTGCCGCGCCCCGGCCGCGAAGGCCCCGTAGCTGCCCGAAGACGCCCGGCTCTTGCGAGTCAAGGTGCCCAGGGCCGTGTTGTAGGCTCTCTTCACGCCGCTGTCGTTGCAGCGCGCGACGAAGGGCCGGAGCATGCGCAGCGTGGCCGCCACGCCGTCCGCCGCGCGGGCGCGGTCCTTGGCGTGCGCCCGCTTGTCCGTGCAACCGCACGAGGGGCAGGCCTCCAGGTCGTGGGCCATGCCGCAGTGGGCGCAGTCGAAAGCACCCTCGTCTTCCGGCGACAGGTCCTCCTCGTCCTCCAGGCTCTCCTCGCCGGAAGGCTGGACGGCCTCTCCGGGCTCGGCTTCGGTGTCCTCGGCGTCGGGCTCCTCGCCGCCACCGAGCAGCTCCTCCAGCTCGGCCGGGTCGGCGTCCTCCACCGCGGGCAGGTCGGTCTCCAGGTCGGCGGCCTGGTGGGCGGCCTCACCGGCTTCCTCTCCCAGGTACTGGTCGAGCAGGCCCTTCAGCTCCTCGATGTCGACGTCCTTGCCCCTCTTGTCCATGCCGTCGTAGAGCTTGTCCAGCGCGTCGTGCATCGCCTTGCGCCGCGAGTCGCCGGCCTCGACGTCCTGGGGCGTCTCCTCGATGACGGGCGCGTCCTTGGCACGCTTCTTGTCGCGCCCCTTCTTGTCCTGGGTTTCCTCGAAGAGGTCGGGATCGACGTCCTTGATCTTGCCCACGTCGGACGCCATCTCGGCCAGCTCCTCGGGTGACGTTTCAGCATCTGCCGCCTTGGCTTTGAGGCCGAGGCCGAAGATGTGCAACAGATTGTTCTTCACCTTGGGCTTCTCCTTCTTTGGTTGTACAGCGTTGAGGGTGACAGGCTGCCCCGCGGCTCTGGGCTCAGGCGGCGAAGCCGCAGGCTCAGGCGGGGCAGCGCGTGGGGGAGGGCTTTCGGTGACGGCGCCCTCGGTGGAGATCGTCGTGGCGTCTGCTTGATCGCCGATAGAAACCAAATCGCCAGCGCGACCGCTTGGCACGCAGGCCACGTGATTAGCCCGCATGTCCACTTGCAAAATTTTCTCGCCTTCGCGCTTTATCCCATAATCATAACCAAGTGAGATATCCCTCGATTGATGATTGCGTATTTTGCTAACCAACGGCTCGCCGGAAATAACTAAGTCGGCAATCACGGGCCAATTACCATCCTCTAGCGGCTCTTCAGCACGGCGCGGATTCTGTAGGTGGCCCATCGCATACTTGGAAAACGTATCCGGGTTTACCCAATCTGACGGATGCCCATCAACAATCGGCTTGCCGTTCAACGATGCCAAGAACTCCGGTTCGAACACATCCGCCTCGTCACGATAAAGATCGATAGACGCCGATGGGTTAGACATGTCGACGCCCAGCTCACGCGCCGATTCCTGCGGCAGGTCACGACATGTGTATTGCTGGAAGCCAGTCCTACACACAGGGCAGCCCACTACCACCAGGAAACCCTCTGGGGTCTCACTGACGTGATCGCTAATGGGGCTAACCAGGTAGCCGTGCGCGGTTTGCGTGGCCTTTACGATCTCTTCAGCAGGCACTGTGTGAGCTCCTTTGCGGCTTTACGCCGCGCCCATGCTCGTTTTGACGCACGCCCAGTTCTGCGCCGTTCCGCTGGGTCTTCATAACGACGATTATTGCGCTCTGACCGTCTAGCACTTTCGGCCGGATCAGCACAAATACGCTGCTGCGCCAACGATAACTTCTTTCGAGTTAATTTAGACGGCAAAAGCCCGTAAGTTCCAGAAGCCTTCATGCCACGTATAATGGCTGCGTGCATCAGCATTTTCACGCCAGGCTTAGCCCAGTACCGCTTTATACTCTCAGCAGTACGTTGTCGTTCCTCTGGATTCTGGTAGCGTCGCCTAGCCCCACGCGACCTCTTCTCGCGCTCTGCCGCACCGCGTTCGCCGTTCCACAAAGCATCGCTGGCCGCCGCCTGGTGCGCCTTGTACTCAGGACGCTTCCATCGCCTCTTCGCGGCCAGCGAGAGTTTACGGCACGTGCTTGCTAGAACTACGCGCCCAGTATTCTTCGCACTGATCTTCGCGCGATGTTCCGCAGCCAGGCTCTTTCCCAAGTGCGCCTGCCGCACAGCTTCACCAGCCTCGGGGTGCGTTTTGAAATACGCCAAGTGTGACTCGGATAAACGTCTCTTCGACTCTTTGGTGAACTTCAAACCAAGAACGCCGTCACCGCCCCAGGTCTGGTTATAGCCGCCCTGGCTAACGTGAGTCCTCAATTTTCTGACGAAGTATCGTTCCACGATGAGTAGTAGTGCCTCCGTACAACGATAGATGACCTCAGCGGAAAAATTCTGCACGCCGTACTTACGGATTGCGCGATGAATAGGGTATTGAGACCCTTTGTCGTAAGCATCATGAATGTGGCTAGTCCAACGTGCATTTTCATCCAACGCAATTCCGACGTAGCCTTTTCCGTTGACTAAGTTACGAAGAAGGTAGACGGCCCCTACACGCAAAGCAGGTTCTGGCCGATGGTCCTCCATAACGCTAGTACGCCAAGGATGCCCGTAGCCGGAGCAGTTAACACGCCTGGTCAACCACCCGCGCCTAGCGGCCACGCTGCGCCACGAGTCAACAGGCATCGTGGTATATCCTCATGATCAACCTCTTCCTCAGCACGGCCGGAACCTGCT